TATATACACCCTATACATAGCACATATAATACCTATCACATGCAGTATGGAGAATGTATATATTATGTAATCTACACCTGCCCCGTAGGAACCCATACAGAGGGTCTACAGTCTGGCGGTCTGACAGTCTACATTTTGAAAACTACTTTTGTAAAAATACACATGATACTACAGCCCGTAATGATGCAATATCATGTGTATATGCAAGAGTGTTTTACAGTGCAAAAACAGCTCGGTCAGTTTCGATTTTCTTTCTCATTCCCACCAGTCTATTATTCAGTTTTGTGGAAATTTCATCATCCACAGAACACACTTCCAATGCACGCAAAACACCATTAATTTGATCGTATGCGAGAACAGTTTTTCCACCTGATAGAGATGAAATCAGATCCTTATATGTTTTCACATGACCAGAAACAATTGCGATCTGTTCGGGAGTAGACAGGTCATATTCCAATTTCTCCGCAATCACCACAGAGAGATTATCCTCCAGATTCTGAGCAAACCAGGATTCGAGATATTCTTTTGTCAATCTCCCACCAGTGGATTCAGATTCCAGATATGCAATACATGCATCTACAGAGATTTCCTCATCACTCACACTAGAAAGTGTACCTTCTGATGTCTCATACAGGTTCCGAATGATCTTATCTTGCACATCAGACAGATATGCCTGCATATATGGAATGAGTCGAATTGCGTCATCTTGAGAAATTTCTACGGGTGGAACAGATACACAAATAGATGGCAATGGATTCGGGCACTTATCAGTTTTCTTATATCCTACCTTAGCGAGTCTTTGGCCAGAAAATGGCACAGACTTACCAGATTCAAACAGATTGATATTGTGACGATTGGAAATATTAGACATGATAGAATCTTTCAAAAATGAGATATTAGAATCTCAGGTGATGCAAAATTGCATCCATATACTCACATTGTAGTATGAGTATATAGGGCAATCTAATATCTCAATATTAGGCAATCAAATGTCCAGTCTTATCCCAAGCTCTAGCCTTGAATCCAAAGATATTCATAGAATCTCTGAGTTCAAGAATCACAATCTCTTGAGGATGAGTGACAGTTACCAGTTGATATCTCCTAGATTCTGAGTCTTCCAAAGGAACAATATATGTGAGCTTGTACATGATGAATCCTTTAACCTTTCTCTATCTGTTTCCTAGAATTTCTAGGGTTTGGTGTTTGTGAGCCTCAATTATCTTTCAATCTCTCCCTGGTGTCATCAGGGTAAACCCTAGGTTTTCTACTTTTCTGCCCTTGTCAACCTACTTTTACAATCTGTTACACTCTACACAATTCCTTACAATCTCTTGAGTCTCCTATGTTCTATATAACATATCCCATCAAACATATATCATCAAACATATATCATTATATATTTCTAGGTGGGTGGGGGTAGGGACCTTTTTAGGTTTGTTGGCTGCATATATCCTAAAGATCCCCCCATAATTTTCTAAAAAATTTTAAACTTCCCACATAAGACCCCAAAAAATTTTACAAAAAATTCTCCTCACCTTACAATCCCCACACCTAGAATTACATTCCCTCTCTTATACTCTCACTCATACAACAGGAATCTCAGTTTTACGGAGTCTCACAAAATGGCCTCACAATCTATAGATGAGCGCGCACTCACCTTACTAGGACAAGGTATTGAACCATCCACAGTTGCATCTGCAATAGGTGTTTCACCATCCTACATCTCACAACTTATGGCAGATAAGACATTTGAAGCTAAAGTTGTTGAGATGAGAGTAGAGAATCTTGTAAAGCATTCTGAGAGAGACTCCGCATATGATAAAATCGAAGCGAATTTACAAGATAGATTAGAAAAAATGATTCCAATGATGTTTAAACCAATGGAAATTGTTAAAACTTTACAAGTAATTAATGCAGCAAAACGTCGTGGACCAGGATCACCAGATTCTATATCTGCTACACAAGAAGTAATTTCTCTAACTCTACCAACAACCATCATAAATCAATACATGATAACTCCTCAACTCGAAACTAATTCCCTAAATCAAGTTATAAGAGTGGGCGAGCAAGATATCATCACTGTACAATCCAATAGAATGGAAGATTTACTGAGTTCTCGCAAACAAACTCAGACTAAGGAACTTAACTATGTGCTACCAGAACCCGCTAATGCAAAAAACTCTGCAGCTGACTGAACTTCAAGCTCAGAAAACTAAAGAACTTGAAGATAAAAACCGTGAGGCGGCTCGGAAACTGCTTCTGCAAGTACAGTTGCAACTTTCCAAACAATCTATCCAAAGGAAACTTTGATGACTTGGAGAGATAAATTAGGTATCGGATATCCAGAACTTCCACCTCCTGAGAAACTCCCCGAGTCTGAGAATCAATCTGAGATTCCTCAACAAGATTACAAGGAAGCTGGGTATAAATCACATGAAGTAGAAAAGCTTGCTAAGAATGATGCAAATTTCTTGGCAGCTTTACTCATGCCTACAGTTTTTAAATATCTATTCCCTGCAATCTTCCTAAAAATCTGGGCTTGGCTTGTACATCATGCCCATAAAGTAAGAGATTTTTCACAACTTGCAATAGGGCTTCCACGTGGTTTTGGTAAGACAATGCTTATAAAAGTATTTGTCATCTATTGCATTCTTTTCACAAATAAAAAATTCATTCTCATAATTTGTGGTACTCAAACCAAAGCCAATAACATTCTCACTGATATATTTTCAATGCTCTCAGAGAGAAATGTTTTGCGAGTGTTTGGTAACTGGAAAATTGGGGTAGAAACTGACAGACAAGATTTAAAACGATTTGGTTTCCGAGGTCGTACAATTATTATAATGGGAGCCGGCGCTCAATCTGACATTCGAGGAATCACACTTGAAAATGAGCGTCCAGACGTTATAATCTTTGATGACATACAAACTAGAGAAGAGGCAGATTCTGAACAGGTATCTTCCAATCTTGAAACTTGGATGTATGGTACAGCAATGAAAGCAAAGTCCCCTCATGGATGTTTGTTTATTTTCATTGCCAATATGTATCCAACTAAGAACTCACTCCTTAGAAAAATCAAATCCAACCCTGCCTGGACTAAAGTTATTGTAGGTGGCATACTTTCTGATGGTACATCACTTTGGGAAGATCTCCAACCTATTGAACAACTTCTCAAAGAATTTGAAAATGATCTACATGCAGGTAAACCTGAAATCTTTTTCTCAGAAGTTCTAAATGATGAGAATGCATCTGTAAACAATCTTGTAGATCTATCCAAGCTTCCAAAACTAGCTTTCGCGCCCGGTGATATCCATCAAGGTAATTTCATAGTTATTGACCCCTCAGGTAATAAATCCACATCTGATGCAGTTTCTGTGATGTACTTTGAAATCTATGATTCAGTTCCTATCTGTAGGAAACTTAAAGAAGCTAGGATGTCCCCAGGTGATACAATTCGTACAGCCCTTACAATGGCACTCGAACATAATTGTTGTGTGATTGCAATTGAATCAAATGCATATCAAGCATCTCTATGTTATTGGTTTAATTTTATAACAACACAACTTGGCATTCAAGGTATACATCCAGTAGAAATATATTCAGGATCTAATTCTAAGAATTCTCGCATCCTTACAATGTTTAAACAACTTAAGGCTGGAGAAATTGGGATAGATACTGAATGTCTCGCGGCAGTCTCTCTACAAGTTGTATCTTTCAATCCACTTAAAGCCAATAACACAGATGGATTGCTGGACTGTCTTGCATATGCACCGAAAGTTATGGAACTGTATATGGATCTAATAATTTCTTCTCTTACAATTGAGAATCAGGAGTTCTCTAAAATTAGGATTCCTGACGCAATTGAAAATTCACCGTTCTAAGGATCTCACATGGCAGGCGCAACACCTCTTAAGATCAAAGATGATTCTCAAGAAGCTCTCATACATTTCCACAAACAATGCTATTCAATGTTGAATCAGCAGTGGAATGTTCGCGAGCAGATGAGACAGATTGATCTTTCTTACATTCGTGAAACTGATTGGACTGTAGAACATCAGCGAGCTAAACTTGCTAACCGATATGGAGATTCTACCAAATTCCAGAATGTAACTGTTCCAATTGTGATGCCACAAGTTGAGGCTGCAGTTACTTATCAATCTTCTGTGTTTCTTACAGGTAGTCCACTTTTTGGTTGGGTAGCTCCGCCTGATCAGCAAGATGCAGCAATGCAGTACCAAGCAATTGTGGAAGAAAATTCTATTCGCGGCGGGTGGAGTAGACAATTCATGATCTTTTTCCGAGACTGTTTTAAATATAATCTTGGACTAGTTGAAACTTGTTGGGATCGTCAAATAACTCCCGCTATTGAAACTGATATTAACTTCTCTCTCACCCAAGGTAGACCTAAGGAAGTTATCTGGGAAGGCAATAAAGTAACTCGCTGGGATCCATATAATTCATTTTGGGATTCTAGATACTCCCCAACAGAAATATACAAAGATGGTGAATTTGCTGGTACAACAAAATTGATGTCCAGAATCCATCTTAAGAAATTTATTGCAGAACTTCCTGATAAGATGGTATCCAATATCAGAGCTGCATTTGAATCTGGTATGGGATCGGCATCTATGGGAGCTGGAGGTATTGAATCTTATTACCTCCCAATGATTAATCCTGATGCATTGATTACCAAAGATCCCAAAAGATCTACGGATTGGCTGTCTTGGGCAGGACTCCTAGATAGACCTCCAGGTGAGATAATTTATAAGAATCTATACGAAGTGACAACTTTGTATGCTCGCATAATTCCACAAGATTTCCGCCTTAATGTTCCATCTGCAAACACCCCACAAGTCTGGAAGTTTATTATTGTAAACCACCAGATTCTTATTTATGCAGAGAGACAAACAAATGCACACAACTTCCTACCTGTTTTGTTTGGTCAACCTAATGAAGATGGACTAGCATATCAAACTAAAGGCCTTGCTCAGAATGCTAAAGTATTTCAAGATATTGGATCAGCTTTGGTAAACTCTGCGATGGCTGCAAGACGTAGAGCTATTTCAGATCGTGGTATTTACAATCCTCTTCTTATATCTTCGGAGCATATCAACAATGATTCCCCAACAGCTAAGATTCCAATGCGGCCGGCAGGATATAACAAAAATCCCTCTGAAGCTTACTTTCCCATTCCTTACAGAGATGACCAGTCTCAGGTTGCATTCCAGGAGCTTGGAGTTATTCAACAATTTGCCAATGATGCGAATGGTCAGAACAAAGCCAAACAAGGTCAGTTTGTAAAAGGTAATAAGACTCTACATGAGTTTGATACTGTGATGGCAAACTCTAATGGCAGAGATCAGATCACAGCTATGATGTTCGAATCTCAGGTATTTACACCACTTAAAGAGATTCTTAAAATCAATACTATGCAGTATCAAGCTGGTGTTTCAATCTACTCTCCTTCCCAAGAGCAAGTTGTTAAGATTGATCCAGTCGCACTGCGTAAATCTTTTGCAACATATAAAATCTCAGATGGTCTTACTCCCTCAGATAAGATTATTTCTGCAGATGAATTTGCAGTAGCCTTGCAAACTATGGCATCTTCACCTCAGATTGGTCAAGGTTATAACCTTGCTCCCGCATTCTCTTATCTCATGAAGACAAGAAATGTAGATCTTAAACCTTTTGAGAAATCTCAGCAACAACTCGCTTACGAACAAGCTGTTGGAGCTTGGCAACAGACAGTTATGGAGATGGCAAAAAATAAGGAAATTACTCCTGATAAGTATCCCCCACAACCTAAACCTGCAGATTATGGTTATACTCCTGGAGCTCCTGCAAATCAACAAGGTTCTGCTCCAACTCCTACTAATCTTTCTCAAGCAGCTCAAGGTAGACAATAATGCCACAACCAAAAATATCCCAATTCTCAATCTACTCTTTTACTGAGGAGGAATTGCTTCAAGCATCAATACTTTCACAAATTCAAATCCAACTCATCCAATCCGATATGGCTCAGATTGCAGAGAATATTCTAGCTCTGGAATTTGATCCTAACAATCCTCAAAAGTTTGTGCAGAATGATGCTCATCTAAAAGGGCAACTTGCTGCTTATAGGTATCTTTTGTTGCGCTCAGAAGAATCTATAATTCAACTTAAACTGCGCAACTCTTCCAACATCTCTTCCAACTGATAGGATACCATCATGTCTATTTTCGATATGTTTAAGCAAACTCCTGCTCCTTCTACTCCTCCAGTAACTCCTCAACCTGGAGTTCAAAATCCTGGACAACCTTTGCCAGGTACACATGCATCTCCTGTTACTGCTCCTAATGGGATGGTTCCTACACAAACTCCTGTAAACAATCCAGCTCCTGCAACTACACAGACTGAAGTCAATCCTAACGCATCCCCAATGGATGCCTTTAAGGATATTTGGCAAACTCCTACTACTACGGATCCAAACCAGAACGCACCAATGTTCGCTAATTTGGATCCTAAGAAATTGATGGAATCTGCTAGAACTGTAGATTTCTCAAAATCTCTCAATGCAGAAACCCTGCAAAAGATTCAGGCTGGTGGAGCAGATGCAGTTTCTGCTTTGACTGAATCTCTCAATACTGTTGCACAAACTGTGTATGCTCAAAGTGCACTTGCTACAACTAAGATTGTTGAACAAGCACTTGAAAGACAGCAAACTCAGCTTACGGCGCAACTTCCCACCATGGTCAAGTCTCATCAAGCTTCTGAGACACTTATGGCCAACAATCCCATTTTTAATAATCCAGCAGTTCAGCCTCTTGTTCAAGCAGCTAGAGAAATGATCACCCGGAAATTTCCTAATGCCAACTCGGCAGAGATTTCTAGTCAGGTTGAAAATTATTTCAAAGCTCTTGGAACATCTTTGGCTCCTGCACCAGCTCAAACTACTCAAACTAAGTCAGCATCTGATTTTGATTGGGATAAGTTTTTGCAAGGTAATTGATTTATCTTATAGTTTTATTATCTAACCTCTTAGGAGATTAACATGTCTTTGGTTAAACCAGTTGTTCAAGATCCTCAAGGTCTTGGTAGATCAGCCTTTGCTGGCGATGTTATTTGCACAAATGAAGTTGTACCTGCTGCAAATACTTCTACAGCTTTGACATTTACAGGTGCAATGCTTACAAGCAGCATCTTTCTTTCCAACCCTGGTGGCGCAGCTACCTACACTTTGGATACTGCAGCTAACATTCTCGCAGCAATTGCACCTCAATTTGCATATAATGTTAATGCTGTAAATACACTAGGCAGTGCAGTTTTCCAAGGTATTGAAAACAACACTGCCTGGAGAATTAAGATTGTAAATGCTTCTGCAAATGCAGTCACTATAACTTCAACTGCGAATACTGGTATTGTTGTGAATCGTGGTTCAGTTGCTGCATCCGTTTCCAGAGATTTCTTGGTAACTGTTAAAGCTGGCGCACAAGCTCAGACTTACACTGCAGCATCTACTAATGGTTCTGCAATTGTTACAGTTACTTCTGCTCAGGCTGCAACTCTTGTAAATGGTATGATTGTTACTAACTCTGTACTTGGTTTGCAAGGTCAGACAATTATTGCAATCAATACAACTTCTGGCGCAGTTACTATGTCAGGTAATGCTAATGCAACTGCTGCGGCTACCTCGATTAATTTCTCGCCAGTTGTTCAGATTGATGGTCTGTAAATCATCTAATTAGTTTTACTCTCATAGTTTTCATATTTCATATTCTTAGGAGAATATTATGTCCGCAGGTATTTTTACCACAAGTCAACTTACGCAAGATCTGGCAAAGAAATCGTTTGCCTCGATGATCACTAGACTGATGCCGAATGGTACGGCACCTTTGTTTGGTATGACATCTATGCTTGCATCTGATACAGCTGTACAAACTGAACATGGTTTCTTTACCAAAACTATGTTGTTTCCTGAAATGACAATTAGTGCAGGTGGCCAAACTTCTGGTGATACTACTTTCACAGTTGCATCCACTAACAATATTCTGCCTGGTATGATCATGCAGGTTTCCAGTACTCTGGAAAATATTATTGTTAATGCAGTTATCTCTTCCACCCAACTTACTGTTACTCGTGGTTTGGGTTCTACTGCAGCTGCTGCAATTTCTGCCTCTGTTAAACTTTACCAAGTTGGTAATGCTTATGAAGAAGGTTCGCTGCGTCCTCAGTCTCTGATTATCAATCCAGTTCGTATTACCAATCTGACTCAGATTTTCCGCAATACTTGGGCAATCACTGATACTGTTCGCGCAACTATGATGATTGCAGGTGATACCAATGTCGCTGAATCTCGTCAAGACTGTGCAGCTTTTCATGCGGCTGATATTGAGAAAGGTCTGATTTTCGGTCAGAAATCTCAGGGTACTCGTAATGGTCAAGCTTTCCGTACAATGGATGGTTTGATTTCCATTACTTCCAACCTGTCTTTTTATCCTTCCTACTACGCTGCCGCCAATGTGAATACTGCAGGTGGTACAACCAATTACACTCAACTGGAAACCTATCTGGATCCGATGTTTAATCAAACAACTGATCCTAAGGTTGCCAACGAACGTGTTTTGTTTGTTGGTGGCACCGCTCGTAAGGTGATTAATAACATTGGTCGCTTGAATGGTACATACTACATTGTGGACGGTCAGACTTCCTATGGTTTGCAATTCTCTACATTCAAGACCTCTCGCGGTACTTTCCGTATGATTGAGCACCCTTTGCTTAATTCTAATACCACCTGGTCTAAGATGGCAATTGGCGTTGATTTGTCATCTTTCCGAATTGCTTATCTTGGTGAGCGCAATACCCAAAATAAGGAATTCAACCAAGATGGTGTGGAAGCTAATGACAATGGTATTGATGCAGTTGGCGGCACTTTGACAACTGAACTTACTACTGTTGTTAAGAATCCTCCTGCAAATGCAGTTATTTACAATCTCACTGCTGGCGCAAACGGCTAAGTTCCTTGGTGGGAAGAGTTAGGGGGATCTCTTTAAAATCCCTCGCCCACCTAACCAACCGGATTTTTATCATGACTGAAATCAAAACTCTTCACTGCTTCTTTTCTACCATTCCTTCAATCAATTTTATTCTGAAGAATGGTAAACAATGTGCTTTTGTTGATGGCGCATTTTATACTGATGTTCCAGCTGAGATTGCTGAACTTACGGAAGAAATCAATGTAGGTCATCCGCAC